CCACGACCATCAAACACCAACAAGTCCCACTCAGCTAGAGCGTGCCGTTCCCAAGGCCAATCTTTGACTTCACCAGTCTCAACGACCATAAGGAACAACACCCCATACGCACCATCTTGAATCTGCCACTTCTCATCCAACGAAGAGACGGAAACAGCTTCATCACGCTTAAACTTGGGACCCATCGTGCCACTAAAACCTGGCCCATAAAGCACACACATTCCTTCAGAGACTTTCACCTCCCCTCCGTTAGGGTTTGCTTTACTAGACGAGAAATTAGCACGCCCCTCCTGGGTCATAACACCCGGAGTTACACGACAACGCTGACGCAGACTGTCCACAACCCCCGACTGATCAGGGGTGCAAACCGTATACCTAAACCTAGCAGTGGGCCACGCTGCCGATAGAACAACACCAACCCGCCCGGGACAACCATAAACATCTAAGATGTCAGTCGGCTCCGGGTAGGCACTCAACTTCTCAAACAAGTCGATAATTTCCAAACGCCCACCACAACGCTGGTTGTACATAGGATTATAGGTTTCAACAAGGCCATTCACCACATAGTCAGGTAAAACACGCGTGACAGTACGGCGAACAACATCCTGCTTAGCCAAATCAGCCGGAGTGCAACCAGTAACAACACAATAAATGAAGCACGAACACAACAACTGGATAAGAGTGTTAAACAGGGAAGTCCAAGGACAACCACTATTAACACCATCGTCACACCAGAAAATAATGCCATGAGCGGTTTTACCCGAACACTTGATATTACGCATTAAAATACCCATAAACCAATCAGGCAACTTAAAAAGATACCTGAAGAAATTATAGAACATTTCCTGCAATTCCCGGCGTGTTGACGCATCAAACGAATTGATATCACTCTCCAACATATGCAAAATCATGGTTAACTCTGCCAAGTTATTAAGCCAGGACCCAACGGCCTCAGCATTTAACCCAGCAGCATAACACAAAAAATGCTTGGAATGCCAGCACTCCTTAACAGTCTCAGCTAACAACTGGGTTAAAGGCCCAGTCATCACATTGAACTCAGTTTGGCACGCCTGTATTATTCGTGGCTTCAACGGCTTCACTCTAGCAGGCCCAGAATTAACTGTATGCTCCTGCTTGGTAAAACCCTTCCGATTCATAAACCGGGCAGTTGGCCCATAAGAGACAAGCCGCTGGTACTCCAGCAAATTAGCAGTCCTCTGGGCCTCAGAAGGAAACCGCTTATTCCACCAATCAAAATGCTGCCTATCATACTTCGAGGTCACGATCATTCGCAGATTGGGGAATAAAACCCCACTCCACTCATACAACCACGCCTCCAAGCGCTTCAGGAACACTTGATCAACGGTGAACTTAGGCTTAGCTAGAACACGACGGTTCAAGCCCAATAACTCAGACATATTACAATTCGCAGCCACCTGTGGAAAACACTGGGGCATAACCAAACCCACCGCACGACTTACCGGTTTCCGCTCAATACTTATTTCAGTAGTGAAAGCAAAACCGGCCTTGTCCTGGATGGGCCCCAACTGCAAATCAGAAACAACGGTGAGCAACTCACGCTCACCCTTAACGCTCGCAATATATGCCTGATCAAATTGAGAGCTCATGCCGGTGTCCACAAAGAATCTCCTGGCCTCAGCAAACCCACCGTCACCAGGGGGTTTCCGGAGCCAATCAAGGAAAGTTTTAGCTCGCTGCAACAGAAAGGAACGCTTCCTGACAGCTAAAACCACAACGATCCCAACGAAGACTACCAGTGGATTAACACGGCCTAGCTCCGCCCGAGCCTGAAAACGCCGATTGTAATTACAAACCAACTTGTTATAAAATAAATGAATTAACAACCGAACCAAAAATGGACGGCCAGAAATGGAAAAATGCATAACAAGAGG